TAGGTACTGCCTCTGGAGGACGTGTTGACCTTGCTGGTGCTTTTAATAAACTTGCAGCTGGTGGATCACCACGTGATAGAGTACCTTCACTCTTAGAACCTGGTGAATTTGTTATGCAACGTAAAGCCGTAAAATCAGCTGGCCTACCCGCAATGCAGCAAATGAATTCTGGTGGCATGCTCCCTATTAGTGTTAACATTAGTAATGAAGGAACTCCTCAAGAAGCAACTAGTGCAACACCAAATATAGATGTTGATAAGATCGTTATTGATGTAGTAACTAGAGACTTGAGAAACAATGGACCGATTAGAAAATCCTTGAGAGGGGGAGCTTAATGGCTACGTATCCTAATGATGCAAAAGCAAATGTTACTGAATTCGCAATTATTAGCACTGACTCCTTTAGCAATACAGGAGCTACAAGAACAGCTTTTAATATCAGTGCTGCCGCTGTAAATACAGGTGAAGTTTTTATAACAGATGATGGTATTACGATTCCTACCGATCAGTATAGTCTAAGTAGTAGTGGAGGAACTGTAAATTTTGTTGCAGCGCCTAATGCTAGCTCTCTAGTGATAAAAACAATTAGCTTACCTGCAAGATTTAGAGTATCTCGAAAAGTTGAACTAACAGGAACTGTAAATTATAATAATACAACTCCTGTAATAAATGATAGTAACACTTTTTTAATAAATTCTAATACTGTATCTTTTGCTTTACCTAATACTTCTAATGTAGTATCAGCTGATAGTATTTTTGTAGCAATAAGTGGTATTATGCAGGATTCCAGTGACTTTACTTTTCCTAGTGTTGTATACGGTACTCAAGGAATCGATATTGGCGATAACACTGCTACTAAACTTCTTTTAAACTTTGAAAGTAGTAATGCAACTGATGAATCCGATAATGGGCAGACAGATTTAAATTCAACTAGTAAGACCTTTTCAGATACTGAGAAATTTGGATCAAAAAGCATTGATTTGAATGGTTCTAGCCATCAATTAGATTACGGTAATTTTAATCATTTTAATATACATGATAGAGATGCTACTATTGAAGCGCACGCAAGATTAGACTCACTTTCTGCAAATGCTACTATTTTTTCAAGATTTCAAAACAATGATAACTACTATGTTCTAAGATTTGTTGGTTCTAATAATAGTATGGGTTTTGTAAGTAAAGATAGTGGAGTTATTAGAGAAGCTTATGGAGGCACTATATCTCAAGATACCTACGCTCATGTAGCTGTAAGTATATTTCAAGCAGGTAATGAAATTAATTTATATGTAAACGGTGTAAGAGTGGGAACATCTGTTGCAGATGGAGCCGCTAGTCCTTCTGCAAATGCAAATGTGGGAGCTTTTAATAACAGTGAGTTTTTTAATGGTAAGCTTGATGGTATAAGATTCGCTGCAAAAGCACTTTATAGAGGTGCTGGTGCCCAATTACCCGTTAGTGCTCCTACAAAAGTAGGTGGAGGTGCTTTAGGCTCATCTGCTGTTGCAGATGTTTTAAGTTTAAGAGTAATTCAAGGTACTACAGAAACTATTGATCGTTTTACTTCCATGGAAGACAGAAAGCCTGATAAAGGCTTTAGTATAGACACGGCTTTTGATGTATCTACTTTTTCTAGTCAAGCAGGTTATGAAAAGAGAAGACTGAAATCGCGTAGATCAAAAAGACAATTTCAAATAAAATATAGTAACTTACATGGCATAGGTAAGCGTGCTATTGATGATTTCTTTAAGGCTAGGTCTGGAGATTTTGAATCTTTTACCTTTGATTTAGCTCATTTAAGTGAGTCAGGAACTGCTACTGTAAGATTTGGCGGACCCCTTAAGGTACAACAAGTTTTAAGTGCAAGTTCTAATTTAAGGGACAACTTTTTCACTGTTAGTTTCACTTTAGATGAGGTTTTCGACTAATGCCTACTGCAAGAACCTATGATTTTATACTAACTGTTGCAAGTGCTGCAGGTTTTGTTACTGGTAACACTATATATGGAGTAACATCAGATACAACTGCTACTATTGCAAATGTGGATTTAGTAGCAAAACAAATTAAAGTAAAAGTTGATAACGTACAGAGAGAGTTTAGAACCACTGAAACTATTAAAAACGATGTTATAACCGTTTCGACTAGTGCTAATGGTGCTGTTAATAGTTCATCTACTCCTTTCCAATCTAACGTTTTTTCAGGTAATACAACCGTTGCTACTACTACTATAAGTTCAATAGCAAATTCCCCTTTTATAGCAGAAAAAAATGCTTTTACGCAGAACCCTATAGTCAGGCTATATTCTATCTATTATCCAGGTGAGTGGTACCCGGCTAACCCAAATGGTAATCCTACAGGACAAGGAGCTGGGCAATCTTGGCCTGTTGACGTTCCTTTTAGGTTTGCTGAGGTTGTTGGAGACTTACAAAGTGATTCAGTATACAGAGTGAAATATGATAACTTTGAATATATACCTTTTCCTGTTGAGCTTACTGGTATTGAGACTAGTAGTGATGGAAAAATTAATGAAGTATCTCTTAGTATTTCAAACTTTGATAATATTATAAGTACTTTTGTTGAAAATCCATTTTTAGCGGGCAATAATTCGTCTAACTCTGTTATTGCCTTAGTAAACGACGAATTTGTGCACGGCATAGATCCTAGAACTGTAAATTTTAATCCTGCTGATGTGGGTAGTGAGGGTAGTGTAGCTTTTGATACGTTAACTAGAGCAAGAGCAAACGGTCTAACGTATAGTGCAGACGTAGTAGCAGCATATGGAGTCTCTAACGCATCTTTTACTTACACTCAGACTCTTGCAGTTGATGGTGTCTGGCAAGAACAAAAACAAGATACAAGAGATCTACTAGGTGGTGTTGTAGAAATTAAAACCACTTTCGCTAATTTTTTAGACTACTGGCCTGAGTATAGTAGTGCTAGGTACTTATCTTCAAATGTTGTAGAAGTGCTATCAGCATTACCCTATAGAGTAGGAGATAATGTTATTAGTCAGTTTGGTACTACTGAAGCCACTATTACAGCCATAGAAGAGAATAAATTTTTATTCTTATCAAACACTTTAGACGCAAATACCACTATTGGTGACAATATCTTTATAGTAAATCCTGAAGCTGATGCGGAAGCTTATGTTGAAGATGTATTTAAAATTGATAATTTAGAAAAATTAGATCTTAATGTTGCAACTTTTGGTTTAATTTCTTGGTTACAGTACTTTAAACTACAAATTCCAAAAAGAAAATACTATAAAAATACATGCCAATGGGTTTATAAGGGTGCTGAGTGTCAATATCCAGGACCAAATGGGGGTAATATCCCAGGTACTTCTAATCCTGTATTATCTGCAAATACCAAAGCTATTACAGCTGCTAACGAAGACGCTACCGGAGGTGGTGGCGAGCCGAACTTTGACTTAGACGTATGCGGTAAATCAATACAGTCTTGCCAACTTAGAAACAATCAAATACACTTTGGTGCTTTTCCAGCGACAGGTAGAACCGTTCCAAAACAATGAAAAAGATTAATTCATTATTTGGAAAGCAAGAAATTAAAGGTTGCATACTTCCATGGATACATGTCTATGGTAGGTTAGATGGCACTTACGCTGTGTGTTGTCACTCTGAAAACTACGAAAGCGCTGCAACTGCGTTTGGTGAGCCAGGACAAAGACCTCTCGATGTATGGAACTCTGAAAAATATAAAAAAACTAGAAAAATGTTTTTAAAAGGACAATATCCTCCTGAGTGTAGTGTTTGTTATGATATAGAAACAGAAGGACAAACTAGTCATAGGCAAAGAGTAAATCATAAATATAAACGTTATCAGATGCTACAGGACAAAACAAGCTTAGATGGAAGTTTAAACTCTCCTCCAGTTTACTTAGATTTTAGATTTGGAAACTTGTGTAATTTTAAATGTCGAATGTGTGGACCAGATGCATCAACTTCCTGGTTTAAAGAGAAACATTTAGCAGCCCACCACTCATATTCAGCAAAACCAGGTCAAGACCATTGGACATATAATAGTGAATTTTGGGATGATATGGAAAAAATTTGTCATAATATTGATACTATTTATTTTGCTGGTGGAGAGCCTTTTGTACAAGACGGTCATTATAAGATGTTAGATTTTTTAATTGAAAAGG